GGATTGCTTGTTGAATGCGCGCGCGCGATTGGTCTGCGGTTATGCCGCGAGCAGCCAGAACTGGGCCAAGAATTGGGTCAGCGTGGTTGGCTTCATGCCAAGCAATATATAGGTTTGGCGCGTTGGGATCCATTGGATCAATCGTGTCCAAAAACCCGCGAGCTTGTTTAAGTTTGTCATCAACCAGTTTGGCTTCTTCTTGCGCTTGCTTAGTTGGCTGCGCTTTTACTTCACCTTGGAGTTTGTCAACTTGAAGTTGTTTCTCTTTCATCTCGGCAAAAGTTTTTTCGAGCGCTGGCAGTTTGGAGCCATAGCCGCCTGTGGACAAAGTCTGGCGCAATTTGTTAACGTCAATATTACCTGTGGTTGGGTCATACGCATCTCTGTACGCATTGTTTAACGCATTGGTTACGTCTTCTTCGCGCTTGGCTGAAGACAACTGATATTGCGCCAACGCGTTTTGATTGCGCGCATTTTGGATTTGAGCAATCTGGCTGTACTGAGCCATAGGATTCTCAAGCTGAACTGGCCGAATCCCAAGTGCAATGTTTGTATCAAGTGTTGCCATGATTTACCCTAACAGTCTGAGAAGCTGTTGATTTTGATAGTAATTTGTGCCCATGCCTATCGCACTGTTCAAAGCATTTGCTTGGCCAATGTACCCAGATGCCCGAGCGTTCGCGCCGCCAATCAATGCGTTTGTTGCGTTTGTGCCGTAGTTGCCGAGCGCCGCGTTTGACGCGTTGGCGTAGTTTTGCCCTGTTGCAGTCAAATTGCCTGCGTAGTTTTGCCCTGCTGCGGTTGCGCTGTTGGCGTAGTTTTGACCCACTTGGTTAAGTTGACCTGAAGTGGCTTGGCCAACACCGGCCATACCTGCCAAACGGTTGTAGCCAGTGTCCGAACGGGCCACATCAGCGTTGTAGCCAGTCAGCGCCCTGTTGTACGCGTTGGTGTACTCTTGGCTACCCATCTCTTGGCCAAACCGTTGCAACGCTTTGCCAGTGCCGCCGGACAACAAGCCGCCGCGAGCAGCCGCCGAACGCTCCAACGACTTTAAACCTTCGCTCAAACGAAACGCGTAGCCTGGGTCAGCTTGAAACTTGTCCGCCGTAAAAGAAAACTTTTCTGGTTGGGCAAACTCACCAGCTTGCATTCTGGTCAGCGCGTTTGTGCCCGCAGTAAGCCATGGTTGAGCACGTGCTACTTGTTCGGCGTATTGTTGCTTTTGCAACGCCATAGAGTCAGCAAACTGCTGCTTTTGAACCGCTGTTGACGTGTCAAACTGTTCTTTTTGCAACGCAAGTTGTTTGTCCGCAATATCTTTAGAGATCGCGCCGGATTGAACCGCTGCTGCGGTTTGCGTGTTCGCTGCTTTAGACGCCGCGTTAGAACTGATAATTGAGCTGCCTACAAGCGCGCCTGCTACCCAAAAAGTCATGGTAACTCCTTAACTTTCAATTGATTACCGAGACTGTACATGCTGTTGGGTTCTTCTTCAACCAATTCCACTTCAGCGTCTTCCACAGTCGTTGAATCTGTACGGTGAAACGTCATGCACAAGGCATCAGTCTCAGCGTAAACAGCCCGTTTGGTGCCTGGCTTGCTGCACAACAAGTGCGGGCCAGTCACAACTTGAACGCCGTCATCAGTGGTGATTGCCACCGTGCCGGACACGATCAAGTAAAAATGTTCTTTCTTGTGGACTTTGCCCACCACCAACACGCCAGCGTGGCGAAACACTTTGCGGCAATACATGCCTGCGTGAAACACATGCTCAGTCTCAGGTTCATACGGCTCAAAGTTCATCAGCGCGTCTTGCAACGCTTGCACTTTTTCCCGCATCAAGTCGGGCGTTATGACGTCGTTCACGAGATCTCCCGACCGCTGGCGCGGATGTTGATGGCGCTGGCTGTTCCGGCGATTGTAGAAATGAAACTGCCAGGCGACAAGATCTGGCCAACAAGTTCAGGAAATGTGTACACCTCAGACGCGGCCAAGGTTTTCTGCTTGGTGATTAGATTTCGGTCGGCAGCTGTGTCGGTGTAGGTCACCAAGTTCACGTTGATGGTCGCAGATGATCCGCTGATGTTGGTCGCGGTGAACTTGTCAATGATGGTCGTGACGTTGACGGCAGTGTACTGAGTGGTCTGCGTGGCCTCAGCAAATTTGGCAGGTACAAGGTTTTTTGCCGTTACGGTCATGGTCTTTCCTTAAACAACGACCCAAGTGGAGCCGGAAGAAACGGTCACCGAAATACCGCTGTTTACAGTCACAGGGCCAGCAGACAAACCATTGTTTGCAGTGGCGATAGTATAGCTTGTAGCCACCGTATTGGCGTTGATTTGTATGCCGTTGCTGGAAACATGCGCCAAGGCGGTCAATTCGCCCGTGGACGGCTTGTATAGGTAGTTGGCGTTGCTGGTGTAGATCGTGGTCGGTGTGCCGGTTGTCGCCGCCGCAAACAGCGGGTACAGGTTGGACGCCGTGGCCGTGTCGTTGCTGATCGACGCGCCTGACACGACTGGTGCCCATGTGCCGTCGCCCCGCCAGTAGGTCGAGGACGTGGCTCCAGTGCCGCTGTTCAGGTTGGTGACAGGCAGGTTGCCGGTGACCTGGGTGGCCAAGCTTACGTTGCTGAGAGTGCCGCCCAAGGTGATCGTGCCTGAGCTGGTGATTGGGCCCCCGGTCAGGGTGATGCCGTTGACCGAGCCGCTGGTGGCCACGCTGGTAACCGTGCCGCCAGGGTTGCTTGAGTTTATTGTTTGGTTTGGCCAACTGCCTGTGATGGTGACGTTAGTGCCCGCCACCAGCGCAGGTGTGGTTGTACCTGTGCCACCATTGACGACCGCCACAATGCCCGTCACGTTGGACGCGGTGCCGGTGGTGTTTTGGTTGAGCGTGGGCACGTCCGCCGCCACGATGGCGCGGAAAGTCGGCGCGCCTGCTGAGCCGTTGGGCGCGGCGAAGAAATAGTTGGCCGTCTGGCTGGCCAAGGTGGCCGTCAAAGTGCCAGTGGTGGTGACCGGTGAGCCCGACACCGTAAAAATACTAGGTAGGGATAACCCTACCGACGTGACCGAACCGCCACCAGTGCCCGCGCCAATAGCCGTGCGGAAGGTAGCCGCATCCAAAGCGCTGATAGTGTTGTCGGCGTTAAACCGTGGGAATGTGACCGCGCTGGGGTTGGTCAGCGTGAACATGTTGCCACCAATGGTGGTGGCCCCCAAAGATGTGCGACCAGTGGCCGCTACCAGATTGGTTGCGCCGCCGTCCCATTGCAGCCGTTCAGAGTAGGCTGTGTCCCATTGAGTTTGCTTGGCCGTGGTGGGGATGGAATAGCCCGCCGTGAATGACACCGCCAAAGTGCCCGCAGATGTGATGGGCGAGCCAGTGACGGTCAGGCCGGTAGGCACGGTCATGGCGACCGACGTCACCGTGCCAAAGTAATCTTCGCCCGCGCCAGTTGGTGGGCCAATTTGCAACTCGTCCAACGAGGTCGTGTTGCTACCGCCGCCCGTCAAGTTGAACAAGTTCAAGAAGAATCGATACCACTCACGCGACATCAAGCCTGTCCTGGGGTCGATAAAATCGACCCGCGAGGAAGGTATGTTCGTTATGTTAAGTTGTTCAGGCATTGGTCGGGCTCAGAATTAACTCAGCACCGACAATGGCAATCTTCACTGGGTCAGTGCCGGACACCTCGTAAACCCTATCCCGTAACTTCAACGTCATGCCAAGACGACGCCAGAACACGCGGTGAAAGTATTGGCCAATCTTGCCCAAGGGTGCCCAATGCTCGTTTGACCATGTGTGACCACCGTCATCCGACCAGCGCAACATGACTTGAGGGTCAGAGCCTTGGCCGCTATTCAAACCCACGCCTGATTGGCAATCCAACTGCAAGCTGTGGTGTGCGGTACGTTTAAGGTCATTCTGGCCGGTGGGCAGGGCGCGCCATGAGCGCAGCCATTTTTGGATGCCGCCGTTGTCAGCAAACACGTCAAGGTTAAAACGGTAAATGTTGCCGTTTTCATAGTCGCCCACAACAATGTTGCCACCAAAGTTGCACTGGCAGTTGG